GGACCCCAATCAGTTGGTGCCTGACCTACCGGATGAATGATCGGAGGCATTGTTGCAATACTGTTCCGGTCAATACGTGAGTCACGTTCGATCTTAATTTGATTTTGAATACCACGAAGAATCTGTGGGAAGGTCATCGTATCATACATACGTTTGCTGTCCTCAGATAAACGTGTGACTACTACTGGGTAATCTTCGTATCCGTTAAGTAATTCAAACTTAGCAAAGCCCGGAATGTCTCCGTCTCCGCTAAACTCTCTGTGAAAGACTGTGCAATAAATTCCTTGTGCACCATCTTCCGGATCTACCAAACGTTGATAGCCATAAATAATTTCAATTAGCTCGTCTTGTTGATCACTGTTGTCAGTAAAAATCATGCTACGATTTTGATCACTGTCACGATCAACCATTGTGTCTGTTGATCCACGATACTTATCTATGACGTGTTGAACAAATTCAGCATTCCAACCATCGGTTATAACCTTACCCTCTAACTCTTGGGCTGTATACGATGTCCTCCAAAAACAATATGGTGCCCGTTGGGGATCCGTAACATAACTAGGAAAAAAGAAATCTCCGTCAGGGGAAAGTGTTTTTATTTCGGGTGCATCTACCAAACGGCGGATCAAAGGTAGAACCGTTTCACTATTGTCGCGAAGTTCTTTGATAGCCTTTTTTGCTGTTTTAATGTCGATTCCATCAAATGTAGTTTCGACAAAGGCGGCGAGTTCGTCATCGTTGCCTCCATCTAGGATTGAACGATAGATCTCTGGGTTCATTTGTCCTATCTGATCCATGGTTATACTTTGTTTAAATCGAGTATCTTCTCGATTCCAACCTACGTATGTAACCATCAACCCTCGTTCTAGTAGATAATTAGCACCTAGTTCCATTTCTTCGGTAAACCGATTAATGTAACCACTTGTAACCATCCAACGGAGAAAGTCTGAAACTACCTTTGAACGTCCAATGTCATTGATTTCAACAGGATATGCCCGGATGTTTGCACGATTAAGTGCTGACATAAACAAAGATACCAAACGTGTAATACGTTCGTCAATTGTGTGAGCTTCCATATCTGAAGCCCCATCCCAAGGAAATGCATCTGCTCCATGTTTGCGAAGATCCCGGGACTTACCATTCCAAAAGTTTCGACGATCATCGTAAGATGTGCGGCATACATCGAAGTATGGTTCTAGCTCGATTACCGTTTGATCATAAGCACGGCGGAGAGCATTGACGTTTGGCTCGTCCCCAACATAAGTTAGGGATTCAAAAATATCTTCATTCTGCATTTAGTTTTTTTCTAACGGTTGTAATTACCTGATGGACATAGCCCTTATTGACCCCGATTTTATCACACAAATCTAAAGGTTTCATCGGCAAGTTTTCGTAACTCCTTGAGTATCTTTGAAGTATCTCCCAAGCTAACAATCGATCAATCTGCTCGTCTATAAAATTTTGATCAAGTGTTAAATCTTGTTGGGACGTATCTGTAACTGGATCCTGCATTGTCTGTAATTTCTTCAACCTTAACGTGTTTGCCTTTTAGCTTCCCCTTAAATTTTCGGGGCACAACTACCGGAACTCTTTTGCCTAATTCTTTTAAATACACATAAACATAATTAGGGTTAGGTGCCTGATGTGTTACCATTCCCGTATAATATGTAGGAATTAATTCAGGTATTTCGAGTTTATCTTTAACGATACTTACCGCATCTTCCGTTAACCAAGTGTTCTTTCCCTTGCCGCTAATATCACTGTCAGAAACATTTTCTTCAATGATAGTAGAGATAGTTAAAAAATCTACCTCTAGTTCTTTTGCTAGTTCTGTTGCTTTTGTCTTAGCCATTTAATATCCTCCTGTTGCTTTTTGTGTTACCTTCATATCTTTGTTAGTAACGTGATCAGGACCTTCGCCCCGGTTTGCCATACGTAAATAACGAATCACGTCAAAGAAATCCTTTAGTGGTTCGTCAGCTTTTCCGTTGGCATTGTAGTTAATTAAACTGTCAATTAAGTTGCCGCACCGTTCGTGTATGTAGCAGAGAGGTTTGTTCATTTCGTCAATGCTAGCATTTGGATTATAACTGAACCAATCATCCAGTGCACTAATGCCCATGTCTTCTGTCCTGCCATCTGACGGAACAAACACTAAGCCATGATCGTAGAATGTAGTAAATAGGTCATCGTTGTTTTCGTTTTCTCGAGCAAAGTAACGTGAGTCCCCTATTCTTTCAAAGACTTCTACCTCGTGTGCATCCTCTATCCCAGTAAATAAGTCAGTGTATCCTTGCACGTCATATCCTATTTTCTTTGATGCAGGTCCACGTTTCCACTTGGGATCACCGAATATTGCCCATTCTCCGTATGTGTCGCGATCCGGAAACTCATCAAAGATATATATCTCTCCGGCTTCGTTAACTGCCGCCCATATAGCTACACTGTTTCTGGCACCTGCCGGATCCATTACCATATAAATTGTGTAGTCATCGTTATTGATGTCCGGGAACTTCATGCCGTATTTATTTGGAATGTCCCCAAGAACATTTACCTCAGTTGAAAACAAAGGTAGCAAGGATGTCATTGACTTAACTGGCACACCGTAGGCACGAACCAATACTTCTTCATCAGGGCGACCTTTGAGATCTTTACTCAAACGTTCGTAACCGCCAAATGGATTTTCATCTGAGTGCAGATAAACAATCCCGGCATCTCTGTTTGGACTATACTGTCGTATTGGTAGTTGACGGTTTTTTAGTAGGCTTGCCTCTCGTGTCTCAAGTGTTTCGGCATTAGTGCAATACTCACTAATGAAAGGTGTAAACCCATCGATAGGAGTAAAGCCTAGTATCATCTTTGAATTAAATGTAGCCAGTCGGAACCGGAGTGTGTTAACCAAGGCTGAGTCACCAAGGTATTCATCTAACCATGCTCCCATGTTCAGATGGTCTGGCTTAGAAGGAAACCCAAACTGCATACCCTCGAGGATAGTTTGGTTGTTTGAGAACTGTGTGTATGTCTTGAAGTCCACCCGGGTTCGGGTATCCGGAAAGATAAACGAACTTCCGGTAAATCCGTTTTGCATAGAAAAGTTAATGTATCCCTCTGTGCTCTTGGTTTTCTTTCTGAACTCCTTGGGCATCATCTCCCACATGGCGGCTTGCTGAACCTTAACGGATGTGTCTGCATTCTGCGAGAAACACACGATGTGTCCGTTCATGTTTTCCATGACCGCCTGCATAATGATCTTTGCACACCCTGTAGTTTTTCCGGATCGGTTACCTCCTAGGGTTAGGACTTCGTTGTATTCTTTTAATCCATTTCGGATTCTGTCCCAACCGTCTAAGTCAAAGCCGTAGCGAACCGGATCGTTAACGGCGGCTTCTATTCTGCCCTCGTGAGCACGATGCAGATCCGCTAATAACTTGGGATCCTTTTTTGCCAACAAAAGAATCTCTTCGTCACTGGGGGGCTTTAGTATAGGGTGAGGGCTAAACTCAATCATTCTTCGGTGTCGTCTTCCTCGACCCAGTCAATCTCAAACTCATCTACATTGAGTTCGTCTTTGACCTCTCTCATTAACATTTTGCCGATAGGCAAATTAGTAAAGTCATAATACAAGTCTCCATCGTCATTCATTACGATGAACATATAGTTGGGGAAGTGCTCGGCTAAGATAGCTCGAACTCTTTCGTGTATGTCCTCATTGTATTCTGAGTTAATCGACATTGATAACTTCTGCTTCTTTTAGTTTCCGGATCCGATCCTCTGCCGCTTTAGCGGTAGCTTCGTAGTCCTCTTGAGTGTATACCTTTCGGTCCTCCGTTATGTTGGTTGCCTCGCCCCGGGCAGTTAGTGCTTCTCGTGCGGCATTAGCTTTGGCTATTGAAAGCTCTTTGAGATCCCGGAACGTAGCTTCTAGCTCTCCTGACTCAAGCCGGTCCCGGACTACCCCGATGAGATCCTCCTCTAGGCTAGACATATCCAAGTAGTTCTTGGCGGCTATCTTCCCAGACAGTTCCCTGAACTTGCCTATGTGATCCGCATAGTCCGTAAGCACTGAGATGACAGTATGTCTATCGAAGCCATACTTCTTAACTAGCCGGGTCTGACTAGATCCTGTGGCATACAGGTATAACATCTTGGCTACCCGTTCCGGGGCAAACCGGCTTAGACTATTTAACTTATCTAGCTCCTTCTGTTCAGATACTTCCTGAATAGAAGAAGTAATCTCCTGCATTAATTGTTCCTTCTCCTCCATTTTATTTCAACTATTTTATAATAGCACTTACGTGTCAAGGATATTGTGTGATACAATACATCTGTGATACATAAGATACCCCCTGCCCCAAGCAGGGGGGAATGAGGATCAAGAGACATCCTTATGTATCACCGGATTGATCAGGGTTGTCAAGTCCAAAGCCTTATGAGTGACATATTTTTTTGTAGCCATGTTTATGTATTTAGAGAAATATCGCCGCAAAAAGTTTGACCCCCCCCACCCCTTGTAGCCCTAATGAGACTGAGTCGCAGTATCAATAAGCGGCTGACCTCAAATGAGACTGGGTCGCAAAAAAGTCATGGTGGTCTTATTGAGATTGGGACTCAATAGCAATTAAGAATGATTCTAAATAAGCCGCAGGTGTTCCACGTGGAACAAATTTATTTCCGTCATAAAGAAATCATTTGAGGGGGTGGATATGGAGTGAGACTGAGTCGCAATAACCCTTATTGAGACTGAATCGCAATAGTCCATATTTGCCCTGTATGCCCTTCTGACGGCTTCCGAAGGGTAGGGTGCCATTTGAAAATCGGATCGATTCTAGGGGCATTTACGGCTCACTACGGGCTATGCACTTTTATGCACAATTACGTAAGTCGTTGATAAGAGTTTCATAAGTCGTTGATAGACTTTTGTAAGTCGTTGATAAAAATACAGCCAAGAGTGCTGTAAAATATTCTATTCAACTGTTGAATGTTTTTCTTCTCGAATATTCACAATTTATTCACTAAGCTGTGGCTTCATCATTAAATTAATATTATGAATCACACACCTAAATTCACCAAGAGAGACTGGATCGAATGCATCCTTGCCACCCTGCTCTGTGTAGGGCTTTCAATATATAGTATCTATACGGGATTGAGCCGCATGGGATACATCAACTTCTAACCTAACCAACACACACACAACTAGATATGAAAACTAAAAAAGCAAAACTCGACCTCCACGAGGTAATCACAAACCGCTTCGTTGAAGCACTCGAAAAGGGCACCAATCCATGGATCAAACCGTGGAAGAGCAAGGGGGTTCACGGCTTCTGGGACAACTCAGATTTCCCCGTGAATGTCTCAAGCGGCAAGAAGTATCAAGGCATCAATACCCTCATGCTCTGGATGGAAGCAAACAACAACGGCTACCAGTCCAACAAATGGGGCACCTTCAAGCAATGGAAGGACAAGGGCGGCATGGTTCAGAAGGGCGAGAAGGGCACACCCGTTGTCTACTGGGGGGTGCTATTCTTTGAGCACGGCGAAGGCGGCAAGCTAGGCAAGAAGCTAATACCCAACAAGCCCCACAGCATGACTGAACTAGAGGCTATGGCTCGAGCAGGTAAGATCAAGAAGGTGATGTATGAGAAATACAGCACTGCCTTTAATCAAGATCAGACCGACCTCAAGGAGGAAGTCGAGCAGGTGCCTGCTGTAACTGGGGACGTAAGCCCTCACGATGAGCCAGAGTTCAAAGCCTGCAACGAGACAGTTTCCCGTTGGTGCGGTGACGAAGGTATCCACTTTGCACTCGAAGGCAACAGGGCTTGTTACAATCCCAGACTCGACAGCATCAAGATGCCAATCATGATTCAATTCAACAGCCCTGCCGAATACTACCATACCTTCTTCCACGAGATGGCACACAGCACAGGGCACGAGTCGCGGCTCGACCGCCTCGAGTCTTCGGGTTTCGGCAGTGATCCATATGCCCGTGAGGAACTGGTCGCGGAATTGACTGCCGCCTTCCTCTCAAATGCTCACGGCATCTTTGCCAAGACTGAGGACAACTCGAAGGCTTACTTCAGAAGTTGGGCGGAAAAGCTCAAGGCTGACAAGAAGCTCATCTTCAAGGCATCTAGGGAAGCCCAGAAAGCCTTTGATCTAATCGCGAATGCCTAACCACTCTCAACGGGTAAGCCCCCACTCTGGGGGCACCCACAACCCACACAAACACACCATGAAAACACAATACGATATTGTCGGCAAGCTACCACTCGAACGTAACCGCTTCAACTACGGTTGGACACTTGGGAAAGAGGGCGATCCCGAAAAGGTCTTGAGCTATGGATACAGTTGCAAGTCAAGTGCCGAACAGGGCATGAGATGGCACGAGAAAAACGGGTGCTTCGATTGCAGGATAGCACCAAGCACAGAGGTTCACCCCGATCTGGGGATGTCCTTCGAGGAACTAATAAGCTAAGGTCGAAACGGGCGATGCCCGTCTAGCAGTTACTCTGCTACTGATGAGACCATCAGCTAACCACATACCAAATACTAAAATGAACAAAGCAATACTAATCAAACTATACAACGAAGCCACCGAATCGAGCAATGACCTCATGGATATGGGGCGGAAGGAACTGGCTCAGGAGTTACTGACTGAATGCAACTCATTCCTTCAAGCCTACTATCCCGACTACGGGGACGAGCACATCGCAATCATAGATGACCTCGAAGAGGTGGTCTTCAGAACGGACGAAGAAGGCAGTCATGCCCGAATGCTCTGCTCAAAACTGGGATACTCTCATTGCTTTGACTGGCTTGTCAAAGAGGTAGCCAAAGCCTACAGCTTGGCATCCGAAAACAAACTCAAGCAGGAGAGACAGGGGCACCTCAAGATTGATACACGGCACGACGAGCACCTCGTTGTCAATGGGGACACGGTCGATCTTATCTTACCCGATGGATCAGTCGGGAGCTTTCGTCACAACGGGGAAGCCTTGATAGTATCACTCTATCAAACACGTCTGGTCGATGACAACTGGGACGATGTCTGGGAGGGTAAACTCTACGAGTTTGAAATCCCTCAAGAGATTCCATCAGTCACCGATGAGGCTGTAGAAAAGGCGATGGAATTCTTTAATCCTAAATGTGAGAAATAATTGACACTCACCAATCTATTAACTTATTATACACACTCACCTATAAATCCACATCAACATCATGAATAAGAAACTAGTAAAAGCCCTCGAGTTAATCACCACTGAAGCGGAGTCATCCGCACTGGGAGATAACAACAAGGCGGTGCTCGCCGCCTGCAAATTCGTTCGTAAGATTTACGAGCCGCACCTCAAGATATTAAACTTGAGCAAGCCCTCGCCACGGTTCAAGCCGTGGGACTACGTGCACCACGTCAAGAATAAGAACGAGGAAGACCCTCGCTGTCATATCTTTGGCACCGTGATCAAGCAGGAGAACGACAATGTCTGGCTGACTGATGACAACCGCACCTGTGAAATCATTCGAGTCTTCGAGGAAGATTTAGAGCTAGCGGAAAGCCCCGAAGATAACGTTCACTACGAGATCATGCACCCATCCACTAACACTTTTGAGTGCGAGAGGGAGGCAGTGCACACACTATCCCTCTATCCTTCCTCGACTAGCGACGAGCAGGCGATCATGTGGCGGTCGTTCCGCCGCAAAGCGGTGAAGGAAGGACACACGGTCTATCGTAAATACATCAAGACCGATCACTATCACTACTACATCCCTGACCTGTATGTTTTCTGTTCAGAAAATTATGCTTGACTCTCACTTCACAATGCTGTGATACATAAGAAACCCACCCCGAACAGACGGGGTGGGATACTTAAGAAACCACATACTAAATATGAAAAAACAAAACCTAAAGCAATACTTCGCAACGATCCTTTGCAGGATCGGCGAATACGAAACCCATTGCCACTACACTCTGTCTGCTTTCGACAGGCAGTCGGCAATAAAACAAGTCAACGAAGCCTACGGCATCGGAGAGGATGACTACGGCGAGAGAATATTTGAACTCTACGACATCGCCGAAGTCTCAGATGAAGAGATGGCTGTCCTCAGAAAATACATCTAACCCACATACTAACTATGAAAAATCAAAAACCACACGAACTATACAAGGGCGGCGATCCTGTCCTTTTCTCTGCTATCGTTGTAGCCTGCTCTGGACTGGGAGTCTTGGCTATAGTCACAATTCAAATCATCATCAACCTTATCAAGTAATGCCTAATCACGTAGCAAACGAACTAATAATTAAGGGTGAGTCCTCTGCACTCAAAGACTTCATCCGATTTGCCAAGGGCTTCGGCATCCAATGGAAGGGATCATCGAAACCCAAGGTTGCAAATGACCTCGAGCTTTCCCACTTCCTGCATCCCGAATGGTGCAATCGAGGCAGGGAATTGACCATCCCCTACTCAGCGATGGGGACGGGCGAGCAAATGGGATATGACTGGTGCATTGAAAACTGGGGCACCAAGTGGGGAGCCTACAGGGTCGTGCTCAAGGACGAGAGCGAACACGGTGAGGGGATAATCTCTTATCAGTTTAACACCGCATGGGAGCCGTTCAACAATCGAGTATCGATTGCCATGGCTTCAGTCTTCCCTACTCTAAGGTTCGAGCTCACCTACTTTGAACCCTTGATGGGGTTCAAGGGCGAGCGAGTCTGGGATCACAAGGATGGTCTGATCATGAAGTTTCACGATGAGTATCGTGAGGATGAGGACTGCCCGTTCCAATACGAATGTTCAATCACAGCAGGATAAATCTATGAGAATAAAACTACACACCTACCCCGAAGGGGGGGCGAGCCGCATGGCTCAAGATGAGATCGTGTCCAAGCTAACGGACAAGGGACGTTTTACTGACTGCTATGTCGGAGAGTTGGAGCACGGGGACGAGTATCTACTCAACCCCAAGATGCCCCTGCCATCCATCAGTGCACAGCAGGCAGTCAAATACATTAATGATAATCGGATATCGATTCATCCCTTGCCGCAGAAAGACCCGTTGCCATTGGTCTGGCAGTTGAGGAAGAACAGCGAACCCATCTTCACCGGAGAACCCGGGCAGTCGCTGATGGAATGTCTAACTTACATCATTGAGATGGAAGAGCTATAATTACTCGTTGTTGATTGGTATTGACACAAACGAATGAGTCATGCTTCACTGGAGGCATGGCTCATTTTTATGATTGCAACAAAGACCCGTTCCTTTGTCTTGACGTGACCACACCTGCACAAGCACGTAAGTTAAGCAAAGTTTTCCCATCCGTTACCACAATCTTGGGACTAATCAAAGACCCATTCCTCGATTCAATCTACCGCCCTCGAATGATGACTGACCTCGCCCGTGAATATCCGGAGTTGCCATGGCAGGAATTAGAGAAGCTATGCTACGGCACGAGGGAGCATCCGGTAACGGGAGACACAATGTATTCGAGTGACTTCGGCACCGCCGTTCACAAGGAGATAGAGGATCAGCTTCAGCATATCTATCTCAATCCCGGACGGGAGCCTCGAGTGGACACGGCATGGACTGATCATGCCACCGCATTCCTTGACTGGGTAGCCGACGAGTCGGTCACACCGCTAGCGACTGAGCACCTAGTTAAATGTGGCAGGGTCAAGACCGCAGGCTCAATTGATTTCATCGGCAAGGATCAGAACGACTTGGTATTCTTGGCTGACTACAAGTGCCGGACTAATACTAATGGTAAGGCTAAGACCTACCCGAAGGACTGCTACCAGTTGGCGATTGAGGCGGACATAATCCGGCGGCACCACAAGCTCGACTACCTGCCTGCCTGCATTAGTGTAGTTATTGACAGCGATTCCTGCGAGCACTACCACAAGGAATGGACACGAGAAGAATGCGAAACGGGGATTCAAATATTTAAGTGTGCATCCAAGCTGTATTGGATGACCCGAATGTAATTTATGATAGCACCAAACAAAGAAATAAATGAAGAGCCAATCCGTCTCGATGGGTTGGATGAATGTATAATCGGAACTGATGTTCGAGGATACTTGATCTATGATTACAGCAAACTGCTGAATCATTTTGTAAATGACGGGATGGCTGAGGACGATGCCATGGAGTGGGTTGATTATAATATACTAAACATTCAACCTCAGAACTTTATAATTCTATTCGACAACTTCGATGTTGAGGTAACCATGGAATGATATGAACAATACCGCACGGGACACATACGAAAACAGGTGCAAGGGCAGGGTCGGCGAGGACGTGTTCGAGAGTTACTGCACCAAGAAAGAGATTAAATTCTTTCGGACTGGGTTCGATGAGAAGGAAGATCAGATAGAGAAGTTTTGGTTGGTGCACCCTGCACTACGGCACATCCCAGATTATTTGATCGAGAATAAATCCGGCGACCCCAGTTGGATTCACGTCAAGGGGACACCGCGAATCAAACTCAACGACCTGTTCGCTTACTATCAGTTTGATCAAATGTTCAAGGGAGAGTGCGGATTTTATTTAGCCTTTTGTTTTCGCGGACAAGACCCTACATTCATGACAATGGAAGCACTGCAAGCTAGGCTCACCGGCTTGACAATCAAAGAGTGGAAC